AAGTAAATCAAGCGTTAGATGAAGTTGGAAAAGAAAAAGTAGTGGAAGTATTATTAAAAGAAGAAAATTTAAATACTTATATGGTTTCACACGGTTGGACTCACCCATTACTAGAAAAAATAGAAATTACAAAAGAGGATAATATTAGTTATCTTGAATAGCAACACGAAAGTATATCTTGACACGAAACTTAAAAAGTGTTATAATATATATCTTATGGAGACAATATGAAAGTAGAAATTTATAGTATACCTAATTGCACTTACTGCAAAAAAGCTAAGTTCTTAGCTGACCATGTAGATCAAGTGACTGAGGTATCATATAAAATGATTGGCGTAGATTTTTCTGCGTCTGATGTTAGGGAATTATTCCCAGGAGCAAGAACTTTTCCACAAATACTAGTAGACGATAAACATATCGGTGGCTACGTAGAGTTGGAGAAGTTAATTGGTTAATAGCAGACAGAAAGGAAACAACGCAGAACTTAAAGTAGCAGAGATGCTTCATAGAATAACAGGAGAATCCTTTACACAGACTCCTGGCAGTGGTAGTGGTAAAATAAAAGGGGATTTAATGATTCCTCATAAAGATAATAAATTTACCATAGAAGTTAAATTCTATAGAGATATGGCATTTAATCACAAAATATTTACTCAAAAGAGTAATACCTTTGTAGGGTGGTGGAATAAATTAGTAACACAGGCTGAACAAATGAATCAAGAGCCTTTACTTATATTCAAAGAAAATCACTCACAATGGTACGTGGCAACGACAAGAAAGCCATGTTACAAAAAACATATGTATATTAATTGGCTAGGGTGCTATGTTACCTTTGCTGAGAAATTTTTCGAAACACAAAACTTGGAATTTACAAATGGCGATACAATTTATGAACCATGGAAAAGCGACCCCGAACGGGAATTTACTGATTGTTGATGGACTCAATCTAGCTTTTCGATGGAAACACCAAGGGACTACAGACTTCGAGCATGAATATGTTCGTACAGTGCAGTCTCTTGCAAAGTCCTATAACTGTGGAGAGATAGTCGTATTAGGCGATGGCGGTAGTAACTATCGTAAAGAAATCTATCCAGAGTACAAAGCAAATCGTAAAGAACGATATGCAGAACAAACTGAAAAAGAAGCAAAAGAATTTGAAATGTTCTTAGCAGAATTTTCAACTACACTTAAAACTTTATCTCGTAAGGGTTATCTTACACTAAAGTATGCAGGTGTAGAGGCTGATGATATAGCCGCACTTATTACACAGAATCGAGAAGAATTAGGTCTTGATGAAATATGGATGGTGTCATCAGATAGAGACTGGGATTTACTAGTCGATGGTAACATTAGTAGATTTTCTACAGTTACCAGAAAAGAAACAACACTCCTAAACTGGGACGAGCATTATGACTTTGACCCTGAGTACTTTTTAACATATAAGTGCTTAACTGGAGATAAAGGAGATAATGTTCCTGGTGTTGATGGAATCGGGCCTAAGAGAGCCACACAGATTATACAACAGTATGGAGATATCTTTGATATTATGGCGAGTTTGCCAATAGAAGGAAAGTACAAATTCATTCAGAACTTAAATGAGTTCGGAGAAGAAGGACTAGAGATTGGATTAAAACTCATGGACTTAACTTATGACGTAGACGGAGCAGTCTTAGGTCATTCAAAAGAAATTATAGGATTAGTAGAAGATTATGTCAGTAAAAATTGATTTTAGTAAAGATACCCTTTTAGATGGTTTTGCATTAGCAACTCTAAAAGATAGATATATGGTAGGTGATGAGACTTCACCTCAAGAAGCTTTTGCTCGTGCTGCAGTTGCTTTTGCAGATGATGATGACCATGCACAAAGACTATACGATTATGTAAGTAAGTTGTGGTTTATGTTTGCAACTCCTGTATTATCAAATGGAGGTACTCGCAGAGGGTTACCTATTAGTTGTTTTTTAAATCATGTAGATGATAGTAGAGAAGGAATAACAGACCATTTTGTAGAAAATGCGTTCTTAAGTTCTTTTGGAGGAGGTATTGGAGGAAACTGGAGTGACGTTAGATCTATGGGAAGTAAAACTTCTAAAGGCTCTGAGTCTACTGGTGTAATACCTTTTATAAAAGTTGTAGATGCTGAAATGTTGGCGTTTAGCCAAGGAGTAACTAGACGGGGTAGTTACGCTGGATATCTACATATTTCCCACCCCGAAATAGAGGAGTTCTTAGATGTTAGAAAACCTACTGGCGGTGACACGAACCGCAAGTGTACTAATCTTCACCACGGGATCGTTATATCTGATGCTTTCATGGAGCTTATACACTCCGCTTCAAAGTATCCTGATTTCGATGACAGTTGGAATTTGGTTGACCCTCACTCACAAGAAATAAAGAAAACTGTTTCTGCAAGAGCTTTGTGGGTAAAGATATTACAAAACAGAATAGAAACAGGGGAACCTTATGTAATGTATGAAGATGCAGTTCAAAATGGGTTGCCTGAGTTTCAAAAGAAAAAAGGATTAAAAGTACATCATTCCAATTTATGTAGTGAAATTACTCTTGCAACAGACGAAGAGAGAACAGCAGTATGTTGTCTTTCTAGTGTAAATTTAGAGTACTATGATGAGTGGAAAAATCATCCCTCATTCATTCCCGACTTGATTAGGATGCTAGATAATGTATTAACTTACTTTATTGAAAATGCACCTAGTCAACTAGATAAAGCTAAGTTCAGTGCTTACAGGGAGAGAAGTATTGGGCTTGGTGCAATGGGGTTTCATGCGTACCTGCAAAAGAATAGTATTCCTTTTGAAAGTGCTATGGCAGGTGGCACTAATTTAGAAATGTTTGCGTTCATAAAAAGACACGCAGACAATGAAACTAGAAAACTTGCAGCAGAAAGAGGCTCTTGCCCAGATGATGATTCTTGTACAGTAAGAAATGCTCATCTATTAGCGATTGCTCCTAATGCTAGTTCTAGTATTATTTGTGGAAACACAAGTCCAAGTATTGAGCCATTTAGAGCCAATGCTTATACACAGAAAACAAAAACAGGAAGTAACTTAGTAAAAAATAAATTCTTAGATGCAATCATCAAAGAAAAAGTTACTCCAGAACTGTATGAAGAAACATGGTCAAGTATAGTTGCGAACAAAGGAAGTGTTCAACACTTAGATATACTAGATGAATGGGAGAAAGATGTATTCAAAACAGCAGTTGAAATCAATCAGGCATGGGTAGTGGAACACGCTTCAGTTAGACAAGAATTTATTTGTCAGTCTCAAAGTGTAAATCTATTCTTCCCACCTGATGTAAATAAAGGGGATTTGCATAATGTTCACATGTTAGCATGGGCAAAGAACTTAAAAACATTATATTACCTAAGAAGTGAAGCTATTGGTCGTGCCGATAATGTATCTTCTTTGGCTAAAAGAGAGATAATTTTTGAACAATCAGATTGTCTAAGTTGCGAGGGATAAATGAGCAAACTATTAGAAGAAAGAGACTATTATAAACCTTTTGATTATCCTTGGGCATTTGAGTTTTACAAAAAACAACAACAAATGCATTGGTTACCTGAAGAGGTACCACTCCAAGATGATATTAAAGATTATAACGTAAAACTATCAGAAGGCGAAAGAAAACTTATAGATAACATATTTAAGTTTTTTACACAAGCCGATGTAGATGTATGTTGTGGATATGCAAAGCATTATCTTCCAACATTTAAAGTACCAGAAATAAGAATGATGCTAGTAAGTTATGCTGCTATGGAAGCAGTACACCAAGAAGCGTATTCTTTATTACTGGAGACATTAGGAAAATCAGATGACCAATATACAGAGTTTTTTGAAATACAAGCTATGGCAGAAAAGCATGAGTATTTAACTGATTTTAATATGTCAAACGCCCACGAGATTGCAAAAACAATGGCAGTCTACAGTGGGTTTACAGAAGGAGTACAACTATTTAGTAGTTTTGCTATACTTCTAAACTATCCTAGACATAACCTTATGAAAGGTATGGGGCAGATAGTAACATGGTCTATAAGAGATGAGTCACTTCACGTTGAAGGATTATCAAAACTCTTTAGGGCTTTTATTGCAGAAAATCCAGAAATATGGACAGATAAACTGAAATACGAGATATATTGCGCAGCTGAACGCGTTGTTGAACTAGAAGATAAATTTATAGATGTTTGTTTTGATAAAGCAGACATTCCTGATTTAACAGCGAAAGAAGTAAAAGAATATATCAGATATATTGCAGATAGAAGATTATTAGGTCTAGGAATGAAAAACATATTCCATAGCACCACTAATCCACTGCCTTGGATTGATATGCAAGTAAATGCAGTTGAGCATACCAACTTTTTTGAAAACCGTGCTACCGAGTATGCTAAGGCAAGTACACAAGGAAACTGGCAGGATATATTTAAATGAGCAAAGAATCAATCACAATCGATAGCGTAGAGCATTTAATTGAAGACTTATCTAAAGAACAACAAGCTATAGTCATGTCTATAAATGAGGCAGATAAAGAGATTGAAAGAAGTAAACATCTTATAGCTATATGTCAAACAGCAAGACAGGCTTATATTAATGATTTAGGTAATCAATTAAATAGTGGCGAAGTTGGTGAAGAAGAAAGTTAGATTTTACATATTAACAACTGCATCAAACAGGTTTTTAAAGTGGGGTTCTAAGGATGCTATCGATGATAGTAATTATAAAAACTTAAAACTCCATTTTGAACCTAGATGGTCTAACATACCGTATAAAGATGCAGTTGTTGTTATAAATACTCTAAACAATAAAAAATATGAAAAGCTAGTACAAGATTGGTGTAATTTAAAAGGTATCGAATGTCATATAACCAAATCGAATGGGAGTCCAGGGAAAGGTAAAAATGAATTACTAAAGATATTTGAAAAATCTGACGATGATTACATGGTGCAGATAGATGGCGATGATATACTAACCCCCTATGGGGTTTATCTGTATAAGAATCTTGCAAATAATAACCCGCCTGATAGTGTAATTATCTATCATCAGTGGGCACAAACTGTAGATAAATATGGTCAACGAAAGTTTCATGGAATTATGAACAATGATAATAGACCATCTAATCAATCTAAAGACAGTAAAATGATTTATGTCCAAGTACATAATATGTATATGAATATGCCTGAGTATAGAAAAGACATAGATGCCATGGGTGGAGTCAGTGGAGCTGTAAAAATATTTACACAGTACACAAGTGACATTCATGATTTGGCACGAACATACAATGAAACATATTGGTCAGCAGAAAAAGAAAGGGAACTAGTAGATAATCACTGTAGACCAGTATGGTATTCAAAGAAAACAGCTAAGTACAGATTTGATGAAGAGATGAAGATAGGAGAAGATACAAGATACTATCTACAACTAAAAACTGCACATTTTAATGGAGACTTAGTAGTAAAAAGATTACAAGAAATTCCCTGTAGTTATGTTTATAATATGATTTATGGTGGTCTTGTAATGGAACACTCAATGAACATGACTAATTTAAAATGGATGCGTTTATATATGATTAATCTACAGAAAGATATTGAAGAAGGAAAAGTAAAAAGAAATCCAAACTTACCTGATTTGTTTCCCTCTTTACCTGAAACAATTAATGACTATCATATAACTGAAACTATAGTAGAGGATGAAGTTACTGCACAGTATGATAAACGTATACAAGAACTAAAAACAAAGATAGATATATTAAAACATGGTGCTTCTCAAGACTGGCGTAAATTGGCTAGAAGTATGGGTGTAAAGTATATGGCAACAAAGTACCCTTTCCATATGAATATACCTGTAACACAGCCAAATGAATACGGTCAAGAGCATTACTTTCACAAAAGGATAGTTGAATGAAAATTTTTATAGGTTATGAGTCTACATACCCAGAAATGTTTGAGGTGTGCAAAAAAAGTATACTTCGTTACAATTCCAATCATGAAATCATACCACTCAAAAAATCGGAAATATCAGAATATACTCGTCCACATCAAGGCGAGAGTACGGAATTTGCTTTTACTCGTTTTCTAGTACCACAGCTCTGTGACTACAAAGGGGAAGCTTTATTCTGTGATGGAGATTTCTTATGGCTCTGTGACCCTGAAGAAGTTATGGATTATTTTTCCGATGAACATGCAGTTCATGTAGTAAAACATCCTAATTTTCTCGTTCAAACCAGAAAAATGAAAGGCAAGAAAAATCAAAGCTATCCTAGAAAATACTGGTCAAGTCTTATGCTTTTCAATAATCCTAAGTGTACGGAACTTACTTATGATTATGTAAACCAAGCCCCAGCGGGTGCATTGCATGAGTTGCGGTGGGCGGACAGCATAGGGGAACTTCCCGCGCAGTTCAATGCCATGATAAATTATTACAAATTCAAACGACCAAAAGCACTACATTTTACAGATGGCGGTCCTTGGTTAAATATAAACGATAGCTCGGAGTACACAGCAAAATGGATGAAACTTTACAAAAGTTAACAGAAAACAAAAACTTAATACTTGTGGGAAATTCAGTAGAAATTCTACAGTATGACTTTGGAGATTATATAGATAGTTTTGACACAGTTGTAAGATTTGGTAAAGGAATACCAGAAGACCAAATGGTTCAACATGTTGGTAAGCGTATGGATATATGGATTACAGGGTGGTTAAGAATGGTGCATTGGGGAGAAGCTAAACATGCTTATCCATTATTTAATCGCTGCCGTATACACTTGGACAAATACCCCCACCATAAAGGGCCACCACCGTTTGGACATAAACATGATATGTGGTCAGATGAAGAACTTCACAAAATTTTCAATAAGATTGGAGCAAAAAATAATACTATTGGGGGAGGTCGTCCAAGTGCAGGATTTCTTGGTATTTTATATTTCTTAAAAAAATGTAAGTGTAAAAGCATAACTTTAATTGGTTTCGATTTCTTTTCTAAAAAATTGCCAATTAAAACAGGAAAAGATTATCCGTCAAGTTGGCATATGCCCATTTCAGGCACAGAAAAAAATCCACACAATTCAAAAAAAGAAAAAGAAATAGTACAACGATGGGAGAAAGAAGGTAGGTTAAATTGGAAAATATTATCTGATTTAAATGAGGAAATGTTAAAGTTTACCTAGTCTATAACCTACTTTAATCAATTGACTCGCAGTTGACTTTTGTCTCGTAGTTTTTATCATTAAATTTTCACATAGCCTTGAATCTCTAAGATTTACAGGAATCCTATCAATTAAATTAGCATATAACTCCCAAGGGAAAGATAATTGTTTGCCCGCAGTTAAATCTGTATAGTTAGATTCTAAAGATGTTGTCGGTAAGGCTAATGTAAAACATTTTCTTAGCATGACATTATAGTTTAAAAATTCTTTTGAAGGTAAAGCATCCCATTCTATCAATAAGTCACTTTTACCTGACATGTATCTAGGTAACACTCCGTGTTCTGCTTCGTGTAATTTTGTAAAAAAGTATTTGTTAGTAGAAGCTAAAACTCTGCTATCGTAGTCATTATAAAATCCTCTTTCATAAAATAATTCATTATCGTGTAGAGTTTTTAACTTATCATAATTTATTAAGAAAAAGTTTGTATCCCAATTTGCAGGCATATCTGCTTTTGCAAAATCTAGCATGCCATAATAAGCAGAAAACTGTTTATGTCCTACAAAGGTTTTCTTCCTAGATAGATGAGATAGTTTTTTTACGAAAAAACTTTCATCAGGTATTTCATTATTCCAACCATGTTTTAAAAATATTCTATTTCCACTTGCATATAATATTCTTTTATGTAATCCTCTATCTTTCCAGTGTAGTCTTAAATGTTGAATAGCTCTTGCTGCAAAGTCTTTTTGCCAATAGCTTTCATATATTTTTACATTAGTAATATTATCAAATATCCAATTTACAGGTAAGTCATCAAAGTGTTTTTCGTCCACGTATAGATGTAAACGAAATTCCTCGTCTTCTTTGTCTATAAGGGATGCAATAGTGAAATAACTCCACTTTGGATTCCATGTATGTACTATCTCAATCATTTGTCTTTTTATACTCCCAAAAATTATTTAAATATAACTCTAGTCTTTGTTTTGCATCTGTGTCGAAGGAAAATATTATCCCCGAGTTTTTTGCAGAAAGTATCTTTTTAATTGCTAAGTGTCCATCTTTGTTTGAACATGCTTCATAAATACTTTCATATGTTAATAAACTTTTTTCTCTTTCTTTTTTTGTGTAACTTATCATGCTTAAATGTTTTTTAAGTAACAGTGCAATAAGCCCCATCTCACTATTTGGCATTGTCCCCACATGAGAACAGTTCATAAGTAACTCCATGCCTCCACTTTTTTTATCTAAAACATTTTCTTTTCCGAATTTTCTTTTTAGTTTAGCAATAAATATAGGTGCAGTAATTGGGTGTGGTTTTATTACGTACCCTTTATCTACTAAGTTTTTTATTCTTCCTTGGTGAACACAATCTTTTTTGCAAAGTAAGTTTGAGCCGGGTGGAAATATTACTTTATCATATGTTTCTTCTGGAACTTTTAAATGATACTTATTTCTAAGATTTTTTATTATTCTATTTACTCGCACTTCGTCTATTTCTATGTCTGATTTTGCGATTCTGTTCATTAGTCTATCATTTATTTTGATAGATGGTACTCTCAAATATATTCCTGCACCTAAAAAATCTGTGTATAACCATTTTCTAATAGTATATAATTCGTTAGTATTAAACCATAAATCATATTCAAACTCACAACCGCCCCATGCATCAGGTATTAAGTCTCTTTTCATTTTTGCCAATTCGTCTAAATCTTCTTTAGGTCTTAATGAAGACCCAGACTTAAATATGTGGGTATTTTGATTGCCTAGTTCTTCTACAGTAGATAAAGGTACTAATCTATTTGCTTTTTTGCTTTTTTGTACTTTCATTTTTTAGCTGTTGATTAAGTTCTATAATTTTCTTTTCTTGTTGTTTTAGTCTTTCTTCAAATTCGTGTATTGAATCAAAGAGAGCCGAGGATAGACTTTCTATCTTTCCATTTAGATATTTTACATCAATATCGTCGTCATGTAATTTCATTGTTATTCCTTAGGTAATTATTAGTTTTCCGACCACTGGCTACCATCCCAGAAGGACGCATTAAATGCTTCTGCACTGGATACTTCTGTATCAAATATTGTTCCAGCTGCTGATGCGGTAATTCTTTCAAACACTTGCGTAGACGTATCAAAGGTTGTTGTAGTTGTAGGAGTTGTCGTCCTAGTTGTATCTGATAATCTACTTGTTTGTATAGTTGTTGTTGTTGTTAGACCTGTTGCAAATACAGTAGTTCTAGTCGTATTAAATACTGTGCTTGTAGCAAATACTGTTGTTCTTGATGTATCTGTAGTTCTTGATGTATCAAAGGTAGAAGTAGTACTTCTGCTTGATCCAGTGGCTCTACTTGTAAGAGTCGCTAATGTTGTATTAAACGTAGATACTGTATTTTGTGAAGTAACCGTTCCTCTACTTGTGAGAGATGCTCTAGAAGTCGCAAAAGTAGAAACTGTATCTCTGACTGTAACTGTACCTCTAGTTGTTTCTGATAATCTACTAGTGTTAAATGTAGAGATTGTATCTTTTGAAGTAAGTGTACTTTTACTTGTTCCTGTTGCAGTACTAGTGTCAAAAGTAGTTGTAGTACTTTTACTTGTTCCAGTACTTCTAGTTGTAAGAGTTCCTTGACTAGTAGCATAGGTTGTTGTTGTTGCTCTACTTGTAAGAGTCGCTAGTGTTGTATCAGTTGCTTTACTTGTATTGAATATTGTAGTTGTATTTTTACTAGTTTCTGTAGCTCTTGTTGTATCAGATAGTTTGGAAGTATTAAATGTTGTGTCTGTTGCTCTACTTGTTCCTGTTGCTCTCGTTGTATCAGATAGTCTAGTAGTATTAAATGTTGTAGTTGTACCTCTGTCTGTAATAGTTGCTAATGTTGTATTAAATACTGTAGTTGTTGTTCTACTCGTGCCGGTAGCCCTAGAAGATAATCTTGAAGTCTGATACGCTGTTGTAAATTCTGTAGTTCTACTTGTATTAGTAGTTTGAGTAGTAGTATAACTTGTTGATTGTGATGTACTACTTGTTCTACTTGTATTTGTTGAGAAGCTAGTATTATACGTAGTTGATTGTGATGTACTACTTGTTCTACTAGTGTTTGTTGATCGAATAGTATTATAACTCGTTGCTTGAGAAGTATTAGTGCTTCTTGCAGTATTTGATAATCTAACTGTATTATAACTTGTTGATTGTGATGTACTACTTGTTCTACTTGTATTCGTACTTCTAATTGTATTATAACTAGTTGAAATACTTGTTGTTGTACTTACAGAAGTATTTGTATTCCTTGTAGTAGCAAATGAAGTGTTATTTGTAAATGCTGTTACTCTACTTGTATTTGTGCTTCTTGTAGTAGCAAATGATGTGTTGTCTACATATGCTGTTAGTCTACTTGTATTTGTGCTTCTTGTAGTAGCAAATGAAGTGTTGTCTACATATGTTGTTATTCTTGCTGTATTTGTGTTATATGTAGTACTTCTTGTAGTATTATCTGTATACTCCGTTGTTCTTGCTGTATTTGTGTTTCTAGTAGTAGCTTGAGAAGTATTGTCTACATATGCTGTTAGTCTACTTGTATTTGTAGAATTTGTAAATCCTGTATTTCTAGCGGTATTTGTAGCAAATGATGTATTTCTACTTGTGTTTGTAGAATTTGTAAACCCTGTAGAGTTAGTAAATCCTGTACTTCTACTTGTGTTTGTACCTCTTGCGGTATTTGTAGCAAATGATGTATTTCTACTTGTGTTTGTACCAAAAGATGTAGAGTTAGTAAATCCTGTATTATCTGAATACTCCGTTAACCTTGCAGTATTCGTAGCAAATGATGTATTTCTACTTGTGTTTGTAGAGTTTGTAAATGATGTAGAATTTGTAAACCCTGTATTTCTACTTGTATTTGTAGCATTTGTAAATGATGTAGAGTTAGTAAATCCTGTACTTCTAGTTGTTCCATATGAAGTACCTCTACTTGTATTTGTGCTTCTTGTAGTATTATTTGAATACTCGTATGCTGTTATAGTGTTGACGTAAAAAGCGACCTCCTGGCCGCTACTGAAGAAAGTATAATTAAAGTAGTTATAAGTAAATGCTGTAGTTGTTGACTGTGACGCTGGCCCTCCAGTTACGTAGGTAGTATTTACTGCAGCTAGTGCTGTATTTCTAGAAGTGTTATATGCTGTGTTTCTTGCTGTATTTGTGTTTCTTGATGTAGCGGTATTATCTGAATACTCTGTTAATCTTGCAGTATTTGTATTTCTAGCTGTGTTAGTATTTGCTGCAAACTCTGTTAATCTACTTGTATTATTTGTAAATCCTGTATTTCTACTTGTGTTTGTACCTCTTGATGTAGCAGTGTTTCTTGTAGTATTTACACCAAACTCTGTTAATCTACTTGTATTATTTGTAAATCCTGTATTGTCTGTATATGCTGTTACTCTCGCTGTGTTCGTATTTCTGGCTGTGTTAGTATTTACTGCATACTCTGTTAATCTGGTTGTATTATTTGTAAATCCTGTGCTTCTAGCAGTATTTGTATTTACCGCTGCTAGTCCTGTATTTCTACTTGTGTTTGTAGCAAAAGCAGTATTGTACGAAGTACTATTTGTAAAGCCTGTACTTCTTGATGTATTCGTAGCAAATGATGTATTTCTTGTAGTACTATTTGTAAACCCAGTACTTCTACTTGTATTTGTAGATTGAGTTGTAGTATAAGAAGTATTTACTGCAGCTAGTGCTGTATTTCTAGAAGTATTTGTAGATTGAGTTGTAGTATAAGAAGTATTTACTGCAGCTAGTCCTGTGTTTCTTGATGTAGCGGTAGATTGAGTTGTATTGTAAGTTGTACTTGCTACAAAAGCAGTAACCGTAGCATGGTTAGTGTTTCTAGTAGTAGCAAATGAAGTATTATCTGTGTATGTTGTTGTTGTATCAAACGTTGTAGTTCTGCTAGTAGCAAAACTAGTATTATCTTGATATGCTGTTGTTGTAGCAAATGTCGTTGTTCTACTTGTAGCAAAACTGGTGTTGTCTGCGTATGCTGTTGTTGTATCAAACGTTGTAGTTCTGCTTGTTGACTGAGATGTATTATCTGTGTATGCTGTTGTTGTATCAAACGTTGTAGTTCTGCTAGTAGCAAATGAAGTACTATTTGTAAATTCTGTTAACCTATTTGTTAATATAACGGTATCAAAGAACGTTGTAAATGTAGTTGTTGTTTCGTATGCAGTCGTAGTACTTTTTGTAGTGTTAAACGTTGTAATAGTAGTAAAATCAGTTGTAGTCGTAAGTGTTGTATTAAACGTTGTAGTTGTAGTAAAAGTTGTCGTGGTATTATATGCAGTAGTTGTACTTAGACTAGTTTCAAATACTGTTGTAGTTTCAAAGGTAGTAGTTGTATTAAAAGCTGTGGTTGTACTCTTACTTGTATTAAACGTTGTAGTTGTAGTAAAAGTTGTAGTAGTATTAAACTCAGTAGTAGTAGTAGTGTTGGTATCAAACGTTGTAGTAGTAGCAAATGTAGTAGTTGTATTAAATGCCGTGATTGTACCTTGAGTAGTAGCATAAACTGTAGTTGTGTTAAATGCTGTAACAGTACTGAAAACTGTTGTTGTTGCAATGGTAGTATTAAATGTTGTAGTTGTATTGAACGCAGTAGTAGTAGTAAAATCAGTAGTTGTAGTTGTATTTGTATTAAAGGTTGTAGTTGTGTTAAATTGCGTTGTAGTTGTAAAATCTGTAACAGTAGTAATTGTTGTATTAAACGTAGTGGTTGTGTTAAATGCTGTAGTAGTTGTGAATGCAGTTGTCGTATTTACTGTAGTTGCAAACACTGTAGTAGTTGCGAATGTAGTTACTAAATTAGTTTCTGTACTTCTTGATGTATTAAACTCTGTTGTTCTACTAGTATTGAAAGTTGTTGTTGTATTGTAGTTTGTATCAAAAGCAGTGGTAGTGTTAAATGTTGTGACAATGTCAGTTGTATTTGTTACGCTTGACGTTGCAGTATTTCTTGATGTTTCATGCACGGCAGAGAACGGCCCAGCTAAGTTACCGTTATCGTTTACATATACTTCATTGACCCTTCGTATTGTTCCGCTATCATTGATTGCAAGAAAGGATATCTGACGTAATGTGCCACTATCATTAACATATATTGCCATGTTTTAACTCGAATAAACAAACCATACATGACCATCACTTGTGCCTGTGGTATTTGTTGGTGCTGTTGTTGTTATTGTAAAGGGTAGTCTAGCTTTTGCGATAGTACCTGAGCCTACTTTATTAGCAGCTACTGCACCTTCAAAGTTCCTACTAGCATCGATAACATCACTACCATCAATTTTTAATCCTGCGTCTTCGATATTAAAGTCTAATTTTTGTCCCATTTTATACCTCTATTGTTGTCCTGATAAATTTGAACGCCATACTATCTGTACTTGCTGGCGTTGCTCTTAATCTTATATTACCTGATACTAAGTCTGCATCAAATGCTGCTTGTGCTCCATTTTCAAATATAGATGCGTACTGTGTTAAGTATACATCTGTACCATCATGGAATAATAAAATTTCTATTGCTTGAAAATCTGTATCTGTTGAATTGTGTACTTGTACTAAGTACTTAGCAGTTCTAAATGTAGCTGCTGCAAAAGTATCTAGTGTAAATTGTGCAGTTGAAGTTGAACTTCCTGTACCTACATCCATACCAGCTACACTGTTCATATGAAATCTTTGAGGTGCTGCTGTATCATTAATACCTAAATGACCGTTTGTTCTAAATCTAGTATCATCTTGTAAATTTACTACTGCATCATTATCAAAACTAATTGTACCTGTCATAGTTTTACCATCAAGTGCTGCACTTGATAATTGTGTAGTTGTTACAGAGTTATTTGCAATCTCACTTGACCCAACATTGTTTGCTGCTATCTTAGCTGATGTTACAGAGTTAGCTCCTAGTTTTGCATTTGTTACATTACTATTAGCAATCTTTGCCGTTGTT